AGGCAGGCATTGCAATGAAACCTATGTCCGTCTTTCTTTGATCTGTCTTTAATAAATTCAGAATACGGCTTTACAATCTTGCACTTAGAACATTTCTTCATGGAACCCTCACTGGTTATTTGGTGGGTAGCCAGTGAGTGAGCACTGGCAGGGCCGCTAAGCCTATTCCCCTTTGAATTTTAGGTGTTTAATTTCGCAATCAGTTCCGAAACTTCCTTCTCGAAATCTACAACAACTTCTTGCTTGATATTTGCTTTGATTTCTTGACGATCTTTGTAGTCATCTGGGTACTGACCGCGTAAAGCAATCTCTATTATGCGGCTGTTAAAACCTTTGTTATCTACGTTCGCGAGCATTAGGTTTTCTAAGTATGCTTGACCGTAAGTGGTGGCCATAGACATAGCTTCTGCAAACTCTGGATCTTCTTCTTTCCACTTAGCTGCAGTGCTCTTGCTAATGCCAATAGCGGCGTACATCGCCTTTTGGGACGCGCCTTGCTTACCTAGTTCTATGACAATGTCTGCCATCTCTGGAGTAAACGTCTTTTTATTTGGGGGTGACTTTTTAGCTACCACATTTCCACCTTTTTAGTGCTGCTGCTTTGCGTGTTGGTTTGCCATTCTCGTCCTTCATAGGACCCTTAACACCGGACATGCGTGCGCAGAATGAGTCTTTACGTGCACCACCTTGAGGCTGTGGCGCTTTTAAATTTGAGCCGGTCGCGGCATTATACTTAGCCCGCCCTTTGGCTGTTAGTCCAGCGCCTTGTGACACTGGTAGTTTCTCACCACGTCCGATTGCCAGAGATGGAGTTTTTTTAGTTGCCATTATTTTTTACCGTCTCGTTTAACTTTGCCACCTTTGGCTTGTTTTATAAGCCCAGAACTTCTTGCCTTTGCGGCTGTTACTGCATCTTCAACGGTATCATGCGTACTGGTGGGTTTAACGCGACCCATTTCCAACCTATTCATAATTTCGTCATCGCTGCGCTGTACGCCTTTAATAATACTAGGTGTGTTTACGTACTTGCCTTTATATGGAAGCGTAACAGATTTCTCAGATACCATTTCGTCATCTGCAGTTCTAAAAAGTGGCTTTCCTGCTTCTGAAAACTGCCCTGTAGGTCTTCCGACTAAATTAGAAAATCCGCTTTTTGAAGATAAACTGCCACCGTCAGACATTTTTTTAACTCTGCCGCCAGTTTTCATTTTTGGAAGAGTTTTGAATTCTTTCATTTTGCCTTTGCAGTCTTCGCAGCTTCTTTAAATTGTTTTGCGGTTGGTGCACCTTTGGCGCCCGGCTTGCGCATCTTTTCGCCTGAGCCAGCTTTTATACGTGCCTCTTTTGCATGAATGTTTGCGTACAAACCGGGTTTAGTTGCCATATTAAAATCCTGTAATTTTCTTTGCTGCTTTAGTGAGTTCTTTTTCGGTGCTCTCGCTGACAAATTTGTTAATCTGCATTGCGGCGTCAATGATTTCTGACATTGTCGGAAACTTTGGCGCTGCCTCAGCGAGTTGCTTGGATGTCTTATCCATTAGGTCCCACGCAGCAATTTGGGCCTTGTAGTTGTTTTCTAACAGCTCTTTAGCTTGGTAGAATGTAGCGAATCTTAATTCAAATGGGTTCATTTTATTTCCTTTGTGTGTTGTGTGTGAATGCCGTCTTTCCGGCTGTCAGGCTTCTTTACGCCAAACAGAGGCGCCTCACGACGTGCTCCTATATCTACTAATACGCTTTTAATATCAAATCCGCCCTAGTCCGGAATGATTATCTTCCGTACCGGTTTTTCCTTTTTCTTTTGCTCTTCTTCCATCATCTTTCTAAAAGTTGGCATCATTTCATTGACAATGCCTTTAGTCATGGCTTCGGCTAAAAGGCGGTGCTCCATCTCTTGCTCCGCGGTTGTCTTCTTAGTTTTTTCTTCCACCGCTTGGACAATGTTATTGCCAAACTTACGGTGCTTTAAAAACTGACGAATAAAATTATCATCCATTTTCAGGGGCCTTATTAGCTTCTAGCAAGGCTTTAAACTGAGGCTCACCTTGTGCTTGCACCAATGCAATTAGTCCAGCGGAGGCCATGTATGGTGCCTGACCGAGGATGTGCAGGATCATGTTGACCTGTTTAACTGTAAATTTGAATTCTAGGATTTCGTTTTCCAACGGATCCGGTTGTTGTACTTGCTCTGTCATTTTTTACTTCCTTTCTTTTGTTTAAATGGAAAATCCGAAATCATTGCCTCTCTTGCTGCTAACTTTTCCGGATCAATACAATACTCATTGAGTTCTAACTTTTGACAGTACGTATCCATCAGTTGTTCCATACGCATGTCATGTAAAATCTTAATGCCAAGTAACGCGTTGGCCATCTCGTCCTCTGTCATTAACTTTGGTGAGTCGCTGTAGTGCTTGTATAACAATTCAATGTCTTCACTGGTCTGCCATGCCAGCATGATGGCTGACTCTAAATCTACGTTAGGATTCATTTGTTCATCCTCTTCTTTGCTTTTTTAAGCTCAGCTGGAAAGTCTGTACTAAACCACTTACCAATAGTCTCAATAGCTGGTAGCATTTGGTTGTACCCTTCAATATCATCTTCGTGACACACGATGCCATCCTTTAACATCTTCTTCATACTGACATAAGAATCAGCCAGTGTATTCACCACTATCTGATCTGCAAAGTCATCATCAATTTCTAGTATCATCTTCCGCACTCCTCTTCAATTCTGTTTTTCATTGTCGGCACTCGCTTTTCAATTTCCCTGCGAATGTACCACTCTGCTTTTCTTAAATCTTCTACGGCGTCGTTCTTCAAATCTGCACGCCAGATATATTTAACTGCATTACCAAGGTTAAAGCCCATGTGCTCAGTGATCTGAATGCACTCAACACCACTCGGGTGAACGGTATAATGTTTAGGCTGGTTGACTGGATCGTTCATTTCTCATTCTCCTGAGTTCGTTTTCCACTGCTTGACACTCTTCCGGGCTCTCACAAACCCAGATTCCCAATAAATCTTTGTATACGCTAGCGTCAATATCCTCCACACCAGCAAGCGTTTCCATAACATAATTGCCTTTATAATTGTGCTCTACAATAAAATAACTCATAGCTTCAATTCCTTTTTAATAAACTCTACACCCTTGTTAAAGTGGTAGCGCCAATACTTTTCAGACACATTGGCCTCGATGTGTGTAAATCCTTCTAAGAACGCTTCTAATATAAATCTTTCCTTAGGTGGCATCTTATCGGATATCAAGCGCTTTATGTCCTGTATATCTTCTGCGCTCCATGGGAGATATGCTTCTACTAATTCTGTAGATATACCGTCGTTGTCATCCTGCTCAATCGGGTCTAGCTCCTCGTCAGATAGACGCGGGGTAGCAGCGTTAACTCTGTGGTACGTAAATGTTTTCTTCATAGCTACACTAATACGCAATTTAGGTCATCTAGCAGGGCTTGTTGCAAATTTATTTTGCCTTCAAGTACCTTGACTACGTGCTGGTCGATACTATTATACACTGTTAGGTGGTGTATAATAACCGGTTTTTCTTGCCCTTGGCGATAGATCCGAGCATTTGCTTGGATATAGTTTTCACTGCTCCATGGTAGATCGAACCAGACTGTTTGGGCTGTGTCTCCAACGTTGCACTGTAGATTAAGCCCGATGCCCCCAGATTGTGGGTGTGCGAGTAGCATACGAATCTCGCCACGACGCCACGCCGCAATGTTGTCATCGTCCAGCACCACCGCCTGTGGGAAAGTGAGCCGAAGCCTCTGTAGACTGTGCTTGAAGTGGTAGAAGACGAGTGTTGGAGAGGAAGATTCTTCCATGATCGACTCAAGACGTTCCAGCTTACTACGGTGTACTTCTTGAGCCTCTCCGTCTTCGCTATAGACCGCTCCTGATGTGAATTGCAAGAGCTTGTTCGCCAGTGTCGCTGCAGTTGGAGCGGTGATCTTCTCTTTCTTGATGTCAACGACCATGTCTTTTTTAAGTTGGTCATACTTACTCCTTACGTTTTTATCTATTTCAATCGGGTGGTATAAACTGGTGCACTCCGGCAGCTGCAGGTAGTCCTCGGCCTTAAGGCTGTAGCAGATGTCCGATATTTTCTCTTGGATCTGCATGTCAGCTCCCAGCTTTAGTTTCCATGAGTACACCACGTGGGTGTGCCTGTTAACTTGGTCCGGCAGCATGTACTTATCCCTAAAGCGGGTCAATGATGTCTCCAAACGCTGCCCTAAGTCCAATATACCCACCTGGGCCCAGAGATCAGACATGCCCTGAGGGGTGGGTGTGCCAGTGAGGATTAAACGCCGTGAGAAGCCCTTTAAATGCTTTTTGAGTGCCTTAAATCTCTTGGTGCTAGGGTCCTTAAACCGAGACGACTCATCAATAATTAAGTTAGTGAACACTAACATATTTGCGGCCTCGCATAGCCACGCAACATTCTCGAGGTTTACCAGATATATGTCGGCGTCTTTCTTCAAGGCAGCCTCGCGCTGTGCTGGGGTGCCCATGATCTTGGACACCTTGAGGTGGGCTAGGTGGTCCCACTTCTTGGCCTCTTGCTCCCAGACTGTCTCAGCTACGCGCTTAGGTGCGATGATGAGCGTCTTGCCTTCAAACTGCTCCGCCGCTATCGTCAATGATGTCGTCGTCTTCCCCAAGCCCGGTGGTAGAAATAGGCCTAGATTTGGTGTGCTCCTTGATAAGTTTATCAATGTTAACTGGTAGGGGTGTAGGTCGGAGCGCTTCACAAATAAAATCCTCTATATCGTCGTATGTTCTAAGTATATGTACTGGAAAGCCTTGCTCTCCAAACTCATCAAAAACCAGTTCTTGTCTCTTGCTCAGCTTCCCGGTCGTCGTCTTCAGCTCCACGAATAATACTTTCGAGTTCAATAAAACTATGCGATCCGGAACGCCCGATATAGTTGATATGAATTTGAGGCTCATCCCCCCGTTTTGTTTTACCAATTTGTTTAGTCGCTGTTCTACTTGTTTTTCTAACATATTTTTCCTTTTCGTGCATGCAGATTTTAAATATCTGTCCCGCTAGGTGGCCTGATAAGTAGGCGCGTGTCTCATTTACAAAGTTGTCCTCTTCGCCTATGTGCTCGGCCAGATGATCCACAGCGTGACTAACTTCGTGAGTAATCGTATCAACCAGCTCACCAAGGTTATCGTTAACAAGAGACATATCAAAAACCAAAATGATGATAGCATCTTTTCCATCACCGATGAGGTGCGTCTCAGCAATGCCACTATCGAGTGCGTTAGCTTTGAGTGTAACATCGTGGTCCTTTAAAATTTGTTGAAAGACTTTATCATCAAAACATAACTTGATGACATCAGGGAAGAAGCCAACATCTAACTTGTAGTAGTCATACTTTTTCTTTTTGATCATTTTACTTTCCAAACGGGATGGTTGCCAAAATAGTGGCGTGGTCGTTGTCCGCTTCAAAGTCTAGGCGCACTACCTCAACTTCTTTTTGGTTAAAGATACGGTCCCAATTTTCCTCAAAGGTGTCTTGGTCTACTGCTAAGGGGCGGGGTGCGTCACCCTTGCCGCCGTCGTGGGTTGTCATTTTGGTTCCTTTGCCTTTTTGATACCGAGTCCCTTGCGTAGCTCATGGCTGTGCAGCTTCTTGCCCGGGTCTTTTACTACACCAGTTTCTTTAGCTACCTTAGCGGCCTCTTTGCGGTCAGCAAACTTGCCGTTGGATAGCAGGAAGCCGCGCTTGTCTTTCTTTACGCCAGCCTTTAGCTCAATCTCTTTGTGGGAGTAAGCTGCAGTGTCCTTGATCACCTTGCCTTTGGTCTTGATTGCTGGTTCAACTACCTTAATCTTTGTTGCCATTTTGGTTCCTTTGTTCTACGTGCCATTTGCACAGGTCTTTGTAGTACTGAATGTCTTCAGCGTATTTTTTGTACAACGTGTTGTAAATTTCTTGTTGCTCTTTTAGGTCTTTATCTTTTGGCCGCATTACAAGGCCAATCATAAAACCGATAAAGAACGCAATACCGATCTCAGTCATTTCTGTGGTACCTATCGTTAGGGTTGGCCAGCATGCTGGCAATAAGTTGGTCTACGGTGGGGAACCACTGGATGACTTTGAGCCCGTCTGCTTGGTAGATGGTGAAGCTCATTCTGTGCAATCGCATGGTAAATCAAATCCCGTAAAAGGTAAAGGTAATTGTGCTTCATGTAATTCAATTATTGTTTTCCAAGCATAGTTTCTTCCTAGACCTTTTATACTGGTTAATTCTGCCTGTTCTTCAATATCAATTGCTCTCTTCAGTAAATCGGGGTGCTTTTCATAAAGCTCAATTATTTCACTTTTTCTTGAACTTGGGCAAAAGAAACAAGCAGATTTACCAACATTTTCTATGTTATGCCTTTTAATTGTTTCCAAGCAATCTTCTCTTTCCCAACCCCATTCAATTAAGGGATATTGATAATCGTATTTTGGGTCATCGCGTTTAGCTGCATTGTCAGCTCTTCTTGATTCACCAGCATCATAACCAATGTATTTAACGCATTTTTGTCCTGTTTTCCACCAATCTTTAGCGGGTTGCCAAGAGTTTAAAAATTTATCTTGTGGCGCTATTTTATGTTTTTGGGAGCACGATTTAAAACCATATGCAATAGAAGGTAAATTTTTTCTACGATGACATTCTTGTTCTAGGGTTTCTAAACTACCATCTCTACGAACTCGTTTAACAACAGTAATTTCGGGAAGGCCTTTATTTACGAGCCATTTACTAAAATTTTCAATATGTGTATAAGTTTCGGGTCTTTCACCGCCAGTGTCAGCAAACAGTATCAAATCAATAGGACGTTCATTTTCATAAAGTCCTAAAATCATTGCGGTGCTATCCACACCACCTCCGAAAGCTACTATATGTGGTTTCATAGTCTATTCTCCTATTCCGTGGGCGATCCAGTTCATTTCTCTTGCGCCTTTCTTAAATGCTAGCTTTGCCAAACAAAACATATTTAATCGGAAAAATAACCAAGCGAATCAATCTACCAAATACTGATGAACCGCCTGATGTATCAAATTCAATCGTATATTCTTTAATTACGGGTTTCATTTCTCTTGTGCCTTTCTTAGTATTGCTCTAGCAAAATCCACCATCTTTGAATCAAGACCAATCCAGCTACCATTTGAATGTCTTACAAAGATTCCTTTATCTTCTGACCAATTAAATCCAGCTTCTTCTGCTGAACTAATTATTTCCTCATCTGTTAGTGTCTTTGCTGGATGGGTGTAGAGTGGAATCCATGTGCCTTCAAGATGCTCAATCACTTGTAAGTTAATTAACTTTGGCTTGCGGTCTTCCAACCCTAGCAACATCCACGCTACTGGTTCATTGTTCATTTCTCTTGTGCCTTTTTCAAGTATTCTGCAAGTTTTTCGCCATAAGTCAAAGAATGTATTTCCATTTTTAACGCTTCTATTTCAGTTTGTTGCTGGCGTAGCATGGTGGCTGAATCGTTTAGGACAAAAGGAATTGTCAAAGGGTATATTTTTTGGAGCCTGTTCAATTCATCAGCTAGTTCATTTGCGTTCATTGTTGTGCCTTTCTTATTTAAAACGGCAATACAAATAAATTGCAAGGTAAATCAAACCACAAATACCTAAAACTATTCCTGCCATAGCTAAATCAACCACAACTTTAGCCAACCAAAAATCAATGTATTCACTCATTTCTCTTGTGCCTTTTCTTCATCAATAAAACTGACTGGGAGTTCGGTTGGGGGATTCAACACAAAATGAGGAACTGCATAAGGGTTATACAAGTCTTCTTGTGGTCTAGTTAATTCCCTAATTTCATTCAATACATCTTCATTTATTGTGCAAGTCCATACATGGTCTGTTTTATAAAACCTCAAAATAAATTTTCCTATTGGAATTTCTTTGAACGCTATTATCATTTCTCTTGTGCCTTTCTTAGCAATGTTTACTAGCAATAATCATAATAAAAGATTGAAAAATTACAATAATACTTAAAATAGTTATCGTTACTCTGCTCCAAAATTTAGTCATTTTTTTGTGCCTTTATTAGTATTGCCATTGAATACAACAATCCAACCAAAAATCCTGCAACAACAAAAAATGTAATATGCAATCCAATTAGTAGATATATCATTTCAATATCCATTTCTTAGTTATTTTGCTGTATCGACACATAAACTGATAACCTTTTAGCTTAAACACAAAACCAAAATTACCATTATCTGACAATGGGTAAAAGTTAAAGCCGCTCTTAACCGTCTCGCATTCTTTACGGATATATATCATTTCTCTTGTGCCTTTCGAAGGATTGCTCTAGCAAATGCAAATATACCAACCCTACTAAATTCGATTCCTTCAAAATCTTCATAAAATGAATAAACATACTCATTGTTGCTTGCAATTTTTTTAATAACTTCCGTTATTTCCTTATCTGTTAGTGCCTTTTCTAAATCATAAACACCGCTAGACTTTTCATATTTCAACGCCTCTATTTCAGCTTGTTGCTGGCGTAGCATGGCAGCTATTTCTTTTTGATAAGCACAGCAAGCGCATTCTGCCATAACAGCTAGTTCATTTGCGTTCATTCACAGTTCTTTCTTAATCGTTTAGTTTTATCTTCGTTGTCACTAAAGTATTTACACTCTTTACCTTCTCTAGGACTATCAACAAAATAAGATTGATACTCTGGTGTAGCTCTAGCAGTAAAGCGATAACAACGCTCACGCTTCTTACAAGTCTCATCCCTGCACATGGTTATATCAGCCATTAGTTCATCCCATATCCGCTACACGCTTTGTGACAATTCTCATAAGATTCTTTGTATCCAGCAAGTTCATCTGCTAATATTTTCAACGCTTCAATTTCAGCTTGTTGCTGAAGCAGTACAGATTCGAATTTTAAGAAAAATTTATGGTCGTCGGTTTCTCTTAAACATTCTGAAATTAAAGCAGTAAGTTCATTTGCGTTCATTTCTCTTGTGCCTTTCTTAGTATTGCTCTAGCAATTGCAATAAACCAGTTATCTGCATCTTTATCATCAAACTCTTTCCAAATTTCAAGTATTTCCTCATCTGTTAGTGTCTTTGCTGGATGGGTGTATAAGGGGATACCTTCAGTTGGATAACTAGAATATCTACAAAAATCATTCCAGCTTTTATCTACAAGCATCCACGCTACTGGTTCATTTTTCATTTCAATAACTCCTTGTATCCTTTCATTGCCTGTTGAGCGTGTTCATTAAGAATCACTTTCATGCGTAATGCTTCTTTCAACGCCTCAATTTCAGCTTTTAAATCCGCAATCTCTATCTTTGCCAAATCAAAAGCGTGGTTCCATTGAATATCTCCCGTTTTCAATGCCTCTATTTCAACTTGTTGCTGGCGTAGCATGGTGGCTGCTTCGTTAATGTCATATTCCTCAACTTCACCAGTTTCTAACCAATCAGCTAATTCATTTGCGTTCATTTCTCTTGTGCCTTTCTTTTATCAAAGTCTTTTTGCAACTTAGCAAAGGCTTTTCTCAATCCTTCTAACAGTTCTTTTGATGTCATTTCTCTTGTGCCTTTCTTAATACATTCCTACACAATTCAATTTCATCATGGCTCAAATCACCAAACATTCCCATATCAATCGCCACTTGGTTTATTTCCTCATCTGTTAGTGTCTTTGCTGGGTGGGTGTAGAGTGGAATCCTATCTAGCTTTACTACTGTTGGTGTTTCCCATAGCGTTGGCTTATCCCACTCTAGCCTACGCTTTTCTACATTTATCCACGCTACTGGTTCATTGTTCATTCTTGTGCCTTTCTTAGTATTGCTCTAGCAAAAGTGTAAATGTCATACAATCTTTTTTCGCCTTCAAAAGGTTCGCTTACTTCCATATAAATTGATTTAATTTCTTCATCAGTTAGCTCAGGTTTTTCAATATAAATCCATCCTGTTTCAAGACCGTGTTCATTAGCAAATTTAACTTTTACTGTGTTCATTCTTGTGCCTTTCCAGTTACTAATTCATCAATTAGCCTTAACTCAGCTTTCAACGCTTCTATTTTAGCTTGTTGCTGGCGTAGCATGGTGGCGGCTATTCGCATACGCCCCATCATTTGTATTCTTGGTTCGGATATGGTAGAAGCGTAATCCAAGTCATCAGCTAGTTCATTTGCGTTCATTGCTTTCTCCTAAACTGCGGTACTGGTTTACGTCTGCCAAATGTCCTGCGAACCTTTATCGCCCATATACTACCATGTACTTTATTACGCCAGCCTTGGTGTGCACGTCTAATCTTTTGCATCTTAAAGCGCGCTTTAATACGTTTTGGCTTATTAAAGTAGTCTTGAACAAGGCGCCGTTTGCCAGCATCACCAAAGATGACGCCAAACAAACTGCGCTTGATGATGCGAGGGAAGTTAAACTTATTGCTTCTCATTCTCATCTGGCTTTCCGTTAAGTGCGAATTGTGCGTATACCCACGCCATGTCACGCACCTCTGCTGGTGTCGCGCCACGGGCCACTAAGCCCATAGCCGACACCAATGCAAATGCTAATAGTATGTCTTTATCTTCCATTAAAATATCTCTCCGTTGTCTAATTTCTCAATGCTGTCAATGTACCTCTGAGCCTTTTGGTTCAGTCGTACGCCCTTATAAATGTGTTGTCGATGCCCACCAATACGCGTAGAGTCGGACTCGACGTGGTGCTCCTGAATTGCCGCCAAGAATCTGCGCTTGAATGACAGCTCGTTGCCCGGCGTGATGCTCTTGTGCAGAGCCCAACGCTTGTAGCACGCAAAGATGTCGTCCTTGCTGACGGTGTACTCTGGCCCAATGTCTAGCACGTCGTCAATGAATGAGCCAATTGGATTACCCAGCTCGGCCATCAACTCTAAGTACTCCTTGCCCGACTGTGGCTGTACAAAATTACCACCGCGAGCTAAGCGCCTACGTTGCCCCTCGATCACCCAGTTAAAGATACCCGAGAGCTCCGCCTTGAGTTTAGATGACAGCGTGGTGTCTTCGTTGTTATAGAAAGACTTGCTCATCTTTAGCACCAACATACGTCCAGTGAGCGCGTTGGAGTTCTCAGTTAGCTGTAGCACCTCATTAGAATAAATAACAATCCTAGTAGGTAGATAGCCATTCCAAGACTCCTTATTCTTGCGGTTGACGGTGACAGTATCGCCACCAACAATCCTAAGAAGCTGAGATACAACAGCGCTACGGTTGCGTTCTGGTGCGCGTGCGTCAGTAAATGATGCAAGCAGTTTTCCAAGCCATGGCTGCAGTCCAAAAGTATCACAGAGTTCCTCCAGTTGTGGTGCTACGGTGTTGTGTTGACCTAATAGGTCCACTAGCACCTTGTTAATAGTTCCCTTACCGCTACGCCTAGGACCAATCACGTTCAAAAACTTCTGCTCGGTAGTGTCGCCCGATAAAATATATCCGAAGTACTCCTGCAGTAGCTCCTTGCTCTCGTTGTCCTCGCCCCACACGTCATCTAAGAACTTCATCCACTGTGGGCAGTCCTTAGCTGGGTCGTACTCGAACGGCAGTGAGTTGTACGTAAAGAATCCCAGTGAGTGCGGAAACAATACTAGCTGGTCCATCTGAAACAGTCCGTTCACCATGCTGATTAACTTATCAGCTGGTGGGTTGGAGCTGGCGTACCCATCTAACCAAACTGGTGGCTTGGTGTTTGGGTCGTTAGCTAAGTGCACGATGGACTTGATCGCGTCAATGGCCGCGTTCACTACCGCAGGGTTGGCATTGAACGGCACCAAGGCGCCCTTCTTGTCTACCTTCTGACACTTATCTAAAAACTTGTACAGCTGCGAGCGCACGGTAGCCTCTTCGATGTACGCGTAGTGAGTGCCAGTGTACACAAAGAAGTCCTCCGCGTAGTGCACCAGCTTATAGCCACTTTCCACCGTGTACATCGATGACAAAAACTTCCTTGCGTGGTCGAGCGGGTTGCCAATGTCTAGGACTATCTCTCCGTTGGCTAGCGCCACTAACAGCTTTTTTTGGTTCACCTTAAATATCAGGGAGCGCAACGTGATGCCCTGACCCTTAAAGCTATTCCACTTCGTCGTGCATGAGTTGATGCCCGTCGTGGTGTACTTATTTGACTGCGCACTCCAGCGCTCCCACGCCTCTAGTGCCTCTACGTCACCCGAAAATTGATGAGACAAAGCCATTCCGATATTTTTCCAGTCATCATAACCACAATCTGGGTCTAACTCGGAAAGCAATTCAGTTTCTACGCGCAATAAATCCCACCCCTCTACAGGAGGAGAATATCTTCCGAAGTCATCGTCCGAACTGGAAATACTGCGAGCTGGTACGTGAGCGGTTAAGTCTTGTACCTCATCGGGTAAATCCCCAATCAACTTATGGCCTGTCATTGTAAAGTATCTTGATTTTGGGTACGCCTCGAAACCGATACTGTGATCTACGTGGGCGTGCTTTAAATCTGAACGGGTAAACATCTTTATGCCGGTTCCTGATGGACTTACTTCAACGTATCCTTTTACATTGTCTATGATAGATTGTGCCAATTTGTTTAAGGCTCCCGTATGTGGGTCGCGACAATCATCAATATCAATTCCAACAATATCATCGTCTCCAGTAAAAACAAAACCAATTCCGGAGAAGTTACCGTCTTCGTATGCCTTCTGCGCTGTAAAAAAATCTGTCCACGTTGCAGGATTTGTTGATGATGCTGCTTTTCCGTTGGGTTGCACGGGTAGTTTGCTCCACTTTTGTGAATCACCGCCCCCAACAAGTGTGTACTTCCACAGGCAAAATCTAGGTATACGTTTTAAATCGTTTGGTATTGCGCTAAAATCAACTTCTAACGCTGTTGGTTTTTGTAACATGACTCTCCTCTTTTCTTGCCCTTACTAATACGCAAATCGGTTGACCTGCGTTTCACATTATGAAAAATTTAAAAAATGCTGCACTGCATCCTGGATATTTGCCACGGTAGGGTAAACCCTATGGTGGCACGGTAAGTTATTGATTTATAAGGCTTTTCTCTATTTTAGGGGTAAAATCGTGCCACGGTAGGGTAAACCCTAGGTTTCTGCTGTAACTCATTGATTTATAAGCATATTATTTTTTACGATCCACAGTATCCACAGTAGTTTGTACTTTTTTTCTTTTTTTTAAAAAAATAAAAAATAAATATCTGGAGTAAAAGTCATTTAGACCGTGGATACTGTGGATCGTAGGGTAAATATCGTTTGGAATCAAGCACTTAGCGTGCCACCATACGAAATCGTACCCTGCCACTTTTTAGAGGCACACAATCGTCCCTATACTGGTGCGCGTGCACCTTACAATTGTACCGTCTGGCATCTGCACCACGTCGGCCAGCGCACTGGCAATGTGAAAGCCAAAGTAGAGCATGAACGCCAGAATCGCAATCCAGCTGTACTTACTCCAGCGGTGGTGCTGACGTTCACGCTCCAAGAAGATAAATCGCTCAGGCTTGCCGTAGTCCATCTCAATACCGTTATTCTTTTTCATTTGTTCACCTCATATCCTAAGTTGTCTTTAATAAATTTATATGCCCACTGCCGAAATGCTATGCGGTTCTCGCTGGTCTGCTCGTCCCGCTCGTCCCACGTTGCCTCGACCAAGAAGTTACCCTCCAAGTCATTGAACTCAATCGCTATCATGTTACCGTCCTTGTCATAAATATCCGTTGGTATGGCCTTCACGTTATCTCCTTTACGCTATGCGTCTTGTCTTTCCACGAGTCTGTGTCGCCGTAGTCGCCTCGAATCATGCTCATGCGCTCTGACTTCCTAAACTCAGGCTCGATGGCCCACCATGCTAGGCT